CAGCCAAGTCATCTGAAGAATAATCAAGGTTTCCGAAATCTGCATCAGTGACCATTACATTCTTAAGAATCCACTTAGACACAACAACACCAGTTGGGTCGAGCATTTCAAGCTCAACATCACGCTTGTAACCAGCTGCATAGCCTTGACGACCAGTAACTGACTCAGAATGTAAACGCACCCACTCCATCACTGCTTGCGAAGCCGAAGGACCAATTGGGTCTCTCAAAGATACTTGGATTGTTGCCCATTTATAACGACCAACAACATATGTCTCTGTATTTAAGAACTCAATTGCCTTTCCTTCTTGCTGGATATGTGGTCTGCTTGCGCTCTTGCACCACCACTCTTGAATACCCAAATCGGCTGGAAATCTTAACAACCATCTATTTTTTCTTAGTGGCTCATAATTGAGCGGCATTTTCAATAAAAGGTCTGACATAATATTAATATTTTTTTAATCTAGATTATTTTATACTTTTTTATCATTAATTTTTTATATAAATATACTAATATTGACTTTTTTTAATAAAATAATTGTTTTTTAGAAAAATTATTTATATATTTGCAAATATTATGAAGAGAGAAGAAATTATTAGAAGAGCTAAAATACTATATGGTGATGATTATGATTATTCCTTAGTTGTTGATACTAGCACTAGGGACGATGTTGTTGTTATATGTAAGAAACATGGTATATTCAAAAAGAGGTTATCTCGTTTTCTTAGTGGTAGGGGGTGTCAGGAATGTAGTGGGAAAGTAAGAAAAACATTTGAAGAATTTAAGAGAGAGGCAACAATCGTTCATAAAGGGAAATACATTTATAATGATGATAACTACGTTAATGCACACACTGATATAATGATTACTTGTCCAATTCACGGTGATTTTCCTCAAACGCCAACTAATCACTTGAATGGAAATGGATGTCCCAAATGTAAAGTAGAGAAATTAAAACAAACATTTTCTTCGAATAATGAGGAATTTGAAGAAAAATCAAACATCATTCATAATTGGAAATACATCTATACCAAAAGTAAATATGAAAACAACACAAAAGATATAACAATTACATGCCCAATTCACGGAGATTTCAAACAATCGCCCCATAACCACTTGCAAGGAAAGGGATGCCCAAAATGTGCCAAAACATCATCAAAGATAGAAAATGAAATTGGTACTTATATAAAAAGTTTGGGAATAGAAAGTGATAATAAAAACAGAAAAATTCTTAATGGTAATGAAATTGATATATTTATACCATCTAAAAACATAGGAATTGAATATAATGGACTATACTGGCATTCTGATAAATTTAAAGATAAAAATTACCATTTGAATAAAACTAAAGAATGCGAGAAAAACGGTATAAGACTTATACATATATTTGAAGATGAGTGGATAAATAAACAAGACATCATTAAAAGCATGTTATCAAATATTTTAGGTAAAACTGAAAATAAGATATATGCTAGAAATTGTCAAATTAAAGAGGTAGATAAAGATGCTAAAAGTGAATTTCTACGACATAATCACGTCCAAGGTAATGTTTCCTCAGAAATTAATTTAGGACTATATTACAACAATGAATTACTTTCTCTAATGTGTTTTGGAAAGCCTAGACTAAATCTTGGTAGAAAAACTCATAAAGAAAATGAATATGAGCTTTTACGTTTTTGTAACAAACTAAATACATCTGTCATAGGAGGTGCAAGCAAACTTTTCAAACATTTTATCAGTGAGTATAAACCTTCCTCAATAGCCTCATATTGTGATAGAAGATGGAGTGTTGGAAGAATGTATGAAACTCTAGGATTTGAATTTTCACATTATTCTGAACCAAATTATTACTACATTATTGGAAATAACAGAAAAAACAGATTTAAATACCGTAAATCAGAATTAGTAAAAGAAGGGTATGACTCAACTAAGACTGAACAAGAAATAATGCATGAGCGTGGTATACACAGAATATATGATTGTGGGACTATAGTATATAAATGGACTAATAAAGATTAAATGTTATGATAAAACTACTACTATTTATGATTCTAGCCCATATTGTAGATGATTTCTATCTCCAAGGTAACTTGGCAAAGATGAAACAAAACACATAGAAACAAATATGATTATTCCAACGTTAAAGATAAAGGTTGTATAACGAATAAAGAAATGTTATTTAATGTAATTAAATCTTAAATATTTTGGCTAGTTCGATGTTTTTTCGTATATTTGCACCAATAATAACATAATTTAAGAACATTATGAAAAAAACTTATTTTGTTAGAAGTGGTATTTCTAGTTTCGAAATCTGTGATACGACCATTTATATCAATTTAACTGACGGAAAACAGATTTCATATCAAGCAGAGACGTTTATGGAAGCCTCTCGAACTGAAAGTCTCCTTAAAGAAATGATAACCAAAAAACGTAATAATATGATAGGATGTTATAATCATGAAGGTCATAAACTAACTTTTTACATTGAACGCTCAGATGATTGACAATAAGGAAATGATTAGGAAGGGCAAACACCTTGCCTTCCTTCTAAGACACGATAAGGAAGCATTGGATAATGGTCTCATTGACCATAACGGTTGGAGAAAGGTCTCAGAACTAATCAAGAATCAAGGATATACAAGAGAACTTCTTGATGGGATTGTCGAGACCAATAATAAACAGCGTTATGAATATAATGGGGATAAGAGCAAGATAAGGGCAAGACAAGGACATTCCATTAATGTTGACGTTGGATTAACTGATACAATACCACCTAACACATTGTATCACGGAACTTCAACAAAGGCATTGGAATCGATTTACAAGCAAGGAATCATTAAAGGTGGGAGATTATATGTTCACTTGTCAAAAGACGAAGAGACAGCCTTAAAAGTAGGTTCTAGACATGGTACTCCGTATGTACTTAAGATTGATGCTGAACAAATGCATAAGGATGGGATAAAATTCTATCTTTCAAACAATGGAGTTTGGCTTACAGATTATGTGGATGTTAAATACATAAAGAAAGCGTAGGGAACTAAATCTCTACGCTTTTTCTTTTTTCCATTCAAATCTCATATTCCCACAATCCCATATTCTATTATATCCAAGTTCTTGCATAAGTTCCCATTCCGTCTTATTTGAATCTAGTTCTGGATGTTTGTTCAGTATTGTGTGTTTTGTAAAATTATACCTGTGCTTCCTATTAAGCATATCAGCCTTATGCATATACCAATAATTTGGCTTAGATAGACCAGAATATTTAAACCCACATTTATTATATACTGTATTGTATGGGTTAATACCACTCCAACGTGCGTCACAGAATGTTTTAAGGCTGTTTACTGCGTTATTTTTAATAAAGTGTGACAACAGCTTGCTGAAGCCACCAACAACGGTACAGCCAAGTTTATTCGCATATCTTATCAACTCATAATTATTACCATCTGATTTTCCGTTATATATAATTCTTTCTTTTGAAAATGTCATTGCTGCAACAACCTCTCCATTATATTCAAGACCTATGTTTATCGAACTGTTGGAATCACCTTGTATATGGTTTGCCATCATAAAATCTCGTTTGCGCTGGAAATCAAGATTAACTATATCACAGTTCCTAGCATATATCTTGTCAGTAATGCCTAGTAATGATTTTATTCTACTTTCCACAATATCCCATTTATTTTCAATTTCATCCTCGAAAATATGTATTAACTTAATACCTTTTTTATTACATAAAACAGTCTTGTTTATATGATAATTCTTATCCTTCCCAACAAGTTCACTATGCCAGAAATTTCCATTTACTTCAAAGGCTAAGTTGATAGCAGGTATATATACATCCAACTCATATGGCTTTATAATAGTCCTATCGTTCTTAACATAACTTATACCTAATGAATCTAACAATTCATATATCTTTATCGCTGGTCTATAGTCCTTATATTCGTCACTGCAATATTTACAATGTATTATACCATAATGAAAGTATGATAGGTTGTTTGTTACAAAATCCTTCCCACATTTCCTGCATCTTACGTGTATGGTATGTCTATCAATAAACTCGATTATATCCATATCAGAATCTTCGCATAACTTAAGATATTTTTCTTTTCTTATCCTATTATATTCTTCGATTTTTTCTGGTGTGATGCCATTACCAACTGATTTTTTACCATACACAGCAAGCATAGTATTTATGCGTTTATTCTTGAACTCTTCGGTATTCTGATATTTAACTCTGCATTCATCAGAACAGAACCTTTTAGTGGACTTTCTATATACTTCAAATTCCTTACCGCACATTTCACATTTTCTCACTTCACGTGCATTTCTCTTCCTATCATCAAAAACATTGGAGTATTCGTCATTTTTATGATTCCTCCTGTATTCCCAATAACAATCACGGCAGCAAAACTCTGGTTTGTTCTTGACAAATTTACTCTCAAATTCTTTTCCGCAATTCTTGCACTTATATGTGTGCTTTTCTTTTGATAACATCCTAGACCTCAACTTCCCAAGGCATTCTTTTGAACAAACCTTATCGCCCTTTCCGTGTATGAGTTCAAATTCCTTCCCACACACAACGCATTTTGCATACTTCTTCTCACCAAGATGGTTATGAGTCACATAGCACTCGTGAGAGCAG